CTGACACTTCTACTGGCGGTTCTGTAGCTAGCGCTAAAGCTCGTCGTACAATGATCGCTGGCACAAAAGCAGCAACATCATTTGCTATGACTGTTAACAAGACAGAACCCCTGCGTAACCAGACTGACTTCGGCGATATCGTCCGCGGTTTGGCTGTTTATGGCCGTAAGGTTGTTAAGCCACAAGCTTTGGTTGTTGCCCAAGTTGGTTCTGCCAGCTAAAGAACTGGGGGCTTCGGCCCCCATTTTTAACTTTTATTTTTGGAGATCAATATGTCTACTCAATTTTCTCGTAGTATTGGCGGTTACGCCACAGCTACTGCTGGGACAACCCAGACTCAAGCTGGCGCTACTGCGCTAACCGGTGCTGTTAATTTCGTCACCACTGGCACTGCCAGCGACGGCGTTATGTTGCCTGCTGAGCGCCCTGTTGGCGATGTGGTCTACATTGTTAATAGCTCTGCTGCTTCACTGAACGTGTACGCAGCAACTGGCGGCAAAATTAACAACGGTTCTGCTAATGCTGCTAAGGCTTTGGCTGCTAACATGTCTGGTGCTTACATTAGCCTAGGCAGTGAAAACTGGGGCGCTGTTCTCAGCGCCTAATCGGTGGTATAAACTAAGAGGGCTTCGGCCCTCTTTTTTACTTTGGAGAACCAAATGACTGTATTTGATTTAATGGAACGTCTTGGCGGTGAAATTTTAATGAACCGCATTCGTGTAATGATTGACGGTAAAATTGTTGTTGTGGCTGTGCTAAACGACCAAGAGTGGGAATACACAGAAGATGGACAAGCTTTGTACAATGAGCATTCCAACCTTGCCGCAGATGAAGCAGCAAACAAAACAACAAAGACTCGCAAAAAAGAAGCTGTGGTAGTAGAATCTGTGCAAGCACCGGACGATATCGCCATTGAAATCGAGCCAACGCCCGAACAGTAAGGTAATCCATGAAAGCTCTAAGCGCGTTTTATCCTCGTATCCTGCCTTATTTACCCGGATGCCCTGAGCCTCTGGCGGCGCAGGTTTTGGTAAACGCGGCTATAGATTTTTGTGATGCATCACTAGTTTTACGACAAAATCTTGATACGTTTAACACCGTTGTTGGACGTGTTCAATATGATTTAGACCCACCTAGCGCCCAACACACAATTAGTCGTGTAATGGGCGTTACGTTGGACGGGAAAGAATTGGTAGCGGGCATGACAGAATCTCTTCGCGGAGATATGCCAACTGCGCCTGCTAAACCTCGTGGTTTTTACACCGACAGAACAGACTCTGTTTTGACTTTGATGTTGTCGCCTCCGCCTGATGAGGTGTACTCTGTTCTTGTCAATGTTGCGTTGAGTCCGGCGAGAACGGCTACACAACTCGACGATGATTTGTATAACACTTGGATCAATCCCATCGTGGCTAGCGCCATTGCTCAAGCAATGCAGATTCCGGGTCAGCCTTTTAGTAATCCTGCACAAGCGCAAGCGTTGTTAAATTCTGCGTCTCGGCAGACTACTGTTTCGCGTATTGATAGCAACTACGGTTTTGTTCGTGGTTCTATGCGCGTGCGTTCACGTCCGTTTGCGTGAGGTAAACATGACTACCACTGCACAATCCGTTATCCGCCGCGTTGTAGATACGCTTCAAGACCCGACCGCTACGCGGTGGGCAACGGCGGAACTTGTTCGTTATCTAAACGACGGACAAAATGAAATGCTTATTTATCGTCCAGATGCATTTGCAACATCTGTGACTTTGACACTGGTTGCCGGTGCAAAACAAACTGTACCGTCTACTGCAGCAAAACTTCTTGACGTGGTTCGCAACTCAGCGGAAACCAGTACTAAGAAAGCTGTTCGCATTGTTAATCGTCAACTTCTTGATTCGCAGTACCCAGATTGGCATGTTGCTACAGCGACTGTAAACACTGTGCACTACATGTATGATCCAATTGATCCTCGGGTCTTCTACGTCTATCCGCCTGCTACCACTTTGGCAAGACTAGATGTGGTGCTGGCTAACTACCCAACAGCGGTAGCAGAACCTGCTGCAGCGACAACGTTTACGTCCGTTACAGGCAACATAAGTGTTCCTGATATACTGGCTACCGCCTTGATGGACTACATTGCGTATAGAGCGTTTAACAAGGACGCAGAGTACGCAAATAACGCCACTCGAGCGCAGACGCATTACGCGCTATTTACAAACGCTCTCAATACAGATTACAAAGGCACGACAGGTGTTGTTCCAAGTCCGTTAGGTGCACCTATTCACGGCTCTGTTGCTTAAGGATTAATTATGGCTGAAAAAATTAAACTTATTCAAGGTGACGTAAATCGCCCACAGATACAAGCGACGCTGACTGATGAAAATACAGACGCTATTATTGATATTACCGGCGCTACGGCAGTTATGAAGTTTCGCCAAGTGGGTGCAACCACCCTGCAAGACACTATTACCGGATTTATCGCTACTGGTACAGACGGCGTTATTGTTTTTCCCATGTCTGCAACGGCTATGTCAGGAAGCGCAGGCGATTACGAAGGCGAAATTCAAGTTACCTTTTCTAATGGCAGTATCCAAACAGTGTACGACCTGTTAAAATTTAAAATGCGCGAGGACTTTTAATGCGCTCAGTTTATCAGTACGTACAGCTTGTCGCAACTACTGCCTCGGGCGGTATGAGTGCTGCTGTAAGTTATGTACTGTTAAAAGCAGCAGCTATTTCAGGGTACTTTGTAGACTTTGTTGATCTTTTTGACACCGCTAACGCAACCGATTCCGCCGCAAAAACATTTGGTAAAAGCCTTACTGAAACTGCGCAAGCTAGCGAAACGTTAGCTAAAAGCTACGGCAAGGCAGTTAGTGATACGGGTATTGCCTCAGATGCAAACGTTAAAACCTTTGACAAAGCGGCTACAGATACCGCGGTTAGCAGCGATGTAAATACTAAAACTTTCCAAAAGGTTTTGGCTGATACCACCTATGTCACCGACGACGTAAACGGAGTAGCAGCGGACGACGATCAAACTATTCAAGTCTTTAAAGTGCTATCTGATCTGGCCGTACCAAGCGAAACGCTTGTTCGTACCGTGGATTACAGCAGGGCGCTTGCTGATTCTGCTACAAATTCAGACATTGCGGCTAAGACGTTTATTAAGAGCCTGACAGATTCTGTTACAGTTTCTGACAGCACTGCTATTACAAGTCTAAAACCCACCACGGATGCTTCAAATGTTACCGATAGTGCAGCCCTTGGTTTTGATAAAGCGGCAGCAGATACAACAATAAGCTCTGATACCGCGTTTAGAGATTTTATTAAGGGGCTGGCGGAAGCGCCAACCGCAACAGATTCCGCTGCTAAAACTGCTGGAAAAACTCTTATTGACTCGACTAGTGCATCAGATGCTGGTACAGTAATAAGCCAAGGATACTGCGATATCACGTATTTCGCAGAAGACTACGTAGGAACGAGTGTCACTTTTTAAGGAACCACCATGAACACAAATGAAAAAATTGTCGCTACGGGCGAATTAAAGATTGTAGTAACCGCTCCTGACGGTACAGTCAAGCACGAACAAAAAGTCAAAAACTTGGTTGTTACAACCGGTTTGGGCTACATTGCTAGCCGCATGAAAGACGCAACCGCTACAGCAATGAGCCACATGGCCATTGGTACGGGTAGCACGGCGGCAGCCGCAAACAATACCACTTTAGGTACTGAGTCTGCTCGTGTAGCATTGACTTCAACTACCGTAACGGCAGCAGCCGTTGCTTATGTTGCAACGTTTCCTGCAGGCACTCCAGCTACGTTAGCTGCGATTACGGAAGCAGGTCTTTTTAACGCTTCTTCTGCTGGCACCATGCTTTGCCGCACCGTGTTTAGCGTTGTTAACAAAGATGTAAACGACACCATGTCCATCACTTGGACAGTTACAATGGCAGCACCAGTTTGATTGGAGTAGGCCGTGAGCACTATTGTTACCCGCGCAGGCAAGGGCTCGCCTCTTACCAATACTGAAGTTGACTCTAACTTCACAAACCTGAACACGGACAAAATTCAGGTTACGGGTACACCCACGAATGGGCAAGCCGTTACGTGGAATGGCACAGCATGGGTTCCATCTACCATTACCGCTGGAGTTTCCAGTGTTGCTTCCGCCGACGGGTCGATAATCGTAACAACTGTTAGCGGCGCTGTAGATTTGGCGGTTTCCGAAGCTTCACCGGCATCAACGCTTTTAGCAGCAGTAAGAAACACAACTGGTGCTACCCTGACAAAAGGTACTGCGGTTTATATCTCCGGTGCAACTGGTCAAAGGTCAACAGTCTCCAAAGCATTGGCCACTGGGGATGCAACCTCGGCTCAAACACTGGGCTTGATAACTACTGATTTAGCAAATAACGCGAACGGGTATGTAACTGTTATTGGTTTAGTTACTAACATTAACACTTCTGCTTATACAGATGGAGCGCAGTTATATCTAAGCCCGACAACGGCTGGCACTCTGACAGCAACAAAGCCTTACGCACCCCAGCACTTGGTCTACGTGGCTATTGTCGAGTACGCGCATGCAACCCAAGGTAAATTGTTCGTCAAAGTACAAAACGGCTACGAGTTAGATGAGCTGCACAATGTTTCAGCCCAATCGCCAACAACGGGTCAGACTATTGTTTGGAACAGCTCCACCAGCTTGTGGGAAAAGAACACAGTTTCTTTGACTGCGGGTGTCAACGGCACACTGCCCATAGCAAACGGCGGTACAGGCCAGACCACGGCTAATGCAGCCCTCAATGCCTTGATTCCAAATCAGGCTACGAATTCTGGAAAGTTCCTGACAACAGATGGAACCAATACATCTTGGTCTACAACTGCACCAGCCGTTTCGCTAACCAACGACACAACAACTGCCACCAATCTGTATCCATTGTTTGCTGCGGCAACAACAGGTACGGCGAGTACAATCTACACAGGCGATGCCAAGCTGCTGTACAAACCTAGCACGGGCGAGTTAGCATCTTCTGTAGTCAATGCAACAAACGGCATTGTGGTTAACAGTCAAACTGTTGCTGTAAGTTACACCATCGCTGCTGGTAGTTCAGGTATGTCTTCTGGCCCCGTCACTATAGCAAGCGGTCAATCGGTTACTGTTTCTAGCGGTTCACGCTGGGTTGTGGTCTAAGGAAAAATATGGCAAGTATTGTTACTCAAGGCGACACTAGCGGTTCAGTCACGCTACAAGCGCCAACAATTGCCGGTAGCACGGTTATAAACCTCCCATCTACGTCCATGAACATCGGCACGGGTGGCGGCTCATGGACGTAGATG